AATTCATCTGCTTTTCCGTCTGCACCCGGTTTACCATCAGCACCAGATATCTTAATTGGAGTAGACCAATCCTCTACTATATCAGGATTAGAAGTAAATGTTCTATCTGACATCCATATTGGAGGAGTCAGTTTCTGATCATTGCCTTGCCATCCTTCTGGGTATACTACCTCGTTAGTTTCAGAGTCCCATGATCCGCCTACTGGTTTCTCAGGTTCTTCTTCACTAGATTTATATGCAAATATAGTCTTATATGACACTCCGGGTAAACCTTCTCCCGGTTCTCCTTGAGGACCTGATTCACCTGTAATTCTAATAGGACCTACCCATTTGTCAACAAGGTCTCCATTTTCATCAATTAATGCATTGATCATCCACATGAATTCACCTTTGACTAACGTAGGGGGTTCATCTGTCCATCCTTCTGGGAATCTGACAGTTCTATCCAATGGAGGTGGTATAGTTTCAGCAGCACTCTTAGCGTACTTGAAGTCCATGTAACTATTAGTTTTACCGTCTTCACCTGTACATTGTACTGGATCTGTCCAAGTAGCTACAGTGTCTGTACTACCATCTACTAATCCCATTGACATCCACCATCTACCAGTAGATCCCGGACCATCAAACCAACCATCAATACCTGCTGCTCCCGGAGTAGGTATAAAGAAGTTAGGTTTACTTGGTTGTAATTCTGATTGTTTGAATACCCATGTATTCCAATTTGGTTTAATTGATTCTCCCGGTTGACCGTCAACACCATCTTTACCCGGATCACCTTTCTCTCCCGGAGGTCCTTGTATACCTCTTTCTCCTTGTTTACCTTGTTCTCCTTGTGGTCCTTTGAATAATATCCAAGTATAATCTACAGGATTTGAACTAGGAGTTTCTACAGCTTGATTCTCAGCAATACCTATATGAGTAGTATCTGGTTGAGGCTGCATAGTCATATTAAGACCACTAGAGTTATTAGCGTATCTAATCCAAGTATAATTACTTACAGCACCACTACCTGATCCTTTCTCTGATAAATCTACTAACTTCTGACCTATTACTGCCATGAGTTTATCCTAAGTAGAATCGTAGTATATCTGACCATTTTGATAATTGCCACTAATATTACATTTAATATTCTTAGCAATATCTAAACATTGCGGTAATACTAAAGTATTATTCAGTATAATGCTACCATTAGATATACTACCTCCATCAAAGAACAATACACAGTTAGCTGGCATCTATATTGTTTGACCTTGCAGATTATAATCATACTATATTCTATAAATAGTACCAGCTCTGTTTATATCTGACTACTGAAGTAAATTGACATTGTTAACAATACGTTTACGCAATATCTTTCTACCCAAACCGCTAAACTGATTTGGTACATATTCTTTATCTGCAAACTTAAGGTTGAAATCATAATCAACCATTATGTCTTCACCATCTGCTGATATTGCACTTACTGGTTGCCAATATGCTTTGTTGGTAATGCTAATATTAACAGGTACTTCCTTTATAGATATAAAAGACTTATAATCGTTATCATAGACTAAACAAAGTCTATCATACTATTTAGAAGAATCATGTTTACCGTCACATGTAAGTGTAACTTTACCTAATAATTTCGTATATTCCATTCTAAAAAATTAATTCTGTTTCTGGTTTAATAAAGTCTTTAACATCTGGTGCATCAAAAGTAATCTGATTATCTTTAGGATCCACATAAGCATTAGGATACTTAGCATAATCTGATATCACTACAATATTGCCATGATAGTCTAACGCAATATATAGGAACTATTTTAATTCATCACATGTGCACATATTCTCACAATTTACATACTCCATTAACACATGTTTTACATCCTGTGTTAACAGTTTTAGTATTAATATTAACGTTCAACAATTTGCATAAATCCAAGTAAAACTATAGTGCTTCCTTATTATGCGCAGTAGCAATAGCCTATTCTAATAATTGCCTCTTAAATACTATTAGCATTAAAAGTTGCATCTATCTATCATCTAAACAAGTTCGACAATACTTACGCAACATCTTTATCTCTGCATTATATAAGATATTAGGATCATAGTATACACCATCTACATAGTCATTAGCGTAATACTCAGTAGTAACAAACATCTTAATATACTTCATATTAGTATCAAATTCTGATAATACATCAGACTCTACTGTTATTTCATATGCATATATTGTTGTTACTTCCTTTTCTTCACCTTCACGCACAATCTCTTTATAGGAGATTCTAGCATTATTATAGTTCAACACGTAATCATGATTATCTGGATTCTCGCAATATATATTGCTTATATTATGACATTCGTCAATGTATAATACTATATCATTAGTATTTACTATAGATATATTAGTATACACACTGAATACCATTAGATTATCCTTTATGGTTACATTAAATATTTTATTCATAATATTAAAATAAAAAAGTGGAGCGGGGAGATATACTCCACCAGCCCCACTTCATGATTGATTGAATTAATTCTATTAAGCAGCTTCTCCTGAGATGAAAGCTTTGATACCTTTAGCAACGATTGAATCTGTGAAACCTTCAGCTTTCTTAACATAAACCTCAGTTGTCAGAGGAGTAGTCTTGATATACTGATTATCATTACTAAGATATTTGTTGTCGTTTTCGATAGTGATATAGTTGTATTCTACACCTTCTTCTACCATTCTCGGCTGTTCTACAATAGGATAAGCACCTGTAAATACATGTCCCTGGTAACCCATGAAACGTACTTCAGCGTCTCTCACCTGCTTCCAGTAACCTTTGCCCGGTGTACCTTCAGTCTTAGTAATAGTTGCACCCGGAATAGCTTCAGGGTAGTTGCTAAGGATAGCTCCCGGAATAGTAACATACAGACTAGCTTCCATGCTTACTGTAGAATATTCAGACAGTGAGTAAACTCCTTCATTATCATCTTTTTCCATTGCAGTCAAAGTGATAACAGCATCAGAAACTGTAGCATTAATTCTACGATTTGCGTGTTTGTTGATCTTCTTAACAATAGCAGCAGCTAAAGCAGAAGCATCTGTGCTAGCAGCATATACTTCATAAGTATGAGTAAACTGACCCGGAGCTTCATACATATCTTTGTAAACCATTCTCAGAACGTATCTGTGACCAGCTACGATAGTTGCATCAGTCAAAGTAATAGTAATTTTATCCTGAACCGGAGCAACATATTTACCAATAACAGCACTAGGTTTTGAATCTTTCTTGATTTCATTACCAAATTTGATATTAGCTTTCTGAGCAACTGTACCATCAGGCATAGTTACATTAACTTTGTTCTGAGCTACACCTACATACAATGAAGTAGCGTTAGCAGCTTCAGCAGCAGTTTTTAAGATAGCTCTATTCTGGTCGAACAAAGCAACATCACCTACAGCTAAAGCATCAGCAGTAGTATATAATGCAGGGATATTTTTACCGATCAATACGATATCTACGTGTTGTAACATAATTTAAATTTTATTTTTAGTTTAACATAAATGCGCGCTCATGTAAACTTAGTTCATCTTCTACTTTCCTTATTTCAGATTTCCACGTCAATGAACGCATTAGTCTTTGTCAGATTTACCTGACTATTGCATAGAAGCAGCTTGCTGTATATACATCATTACTGCTGCATCTATAATTTCTTGGTGAGTATCAACTGGCATTTCAGTGTACTCTTCTGTTAGATTATTACCTAAGTCTTTAGCACTTCTTAAGTAAGTTAACTGATATTCATCTATACCATAGTTTCCATCAGTTATCAACACGATATTACCGTCTGTATATAATCTAACTGGTCTAGCTTGATTGTGATGTAAATGATATTCTGATAAGCTATTACTTAATATTCTATCAACTGTTTCAATAGTAGCTTCAATAACATCTGTAGATTTAGAAGCCAATTGTGGACATCTATCATTATATATATTGATGCTTACCTATTCGCCTAAAGTATATAAGTAATTATCAGGATAATTAGTAGACCACCTATTATTTACTTTTTTAAAATCAAAGCTAGTATATTTATCTGTCTTTACTAGAGTACGTAACTTATCAGACAATTCTTGATTAAGCTAAAACGCTCTATATAACTGTTTAACATATTCGTCTTTAGCTCTATTTATATAGTAGAATATAGTGTCTGAGTTTAACTTACTCATAATATTATAACCCGGTATAATATTATTCAACTATCTTTCAAATGCTATTTGGAATTGTCTCTCAGTCATATTATTCAGATAATTGGTTTAACTGTAATTTAGTAGATGTTCTTGGTGATTCAATGTTTTCTAATGCTATTACTACAGCTCTATTGATAACTTCATTCATTACATCTTCAGGTAGATCTAATTCTTCGTCTAACTGTGTATAATCAAACTGTTTAGGTCTCTTTATATAAGTAATATTAACCGCATACTTATTACTTGATGGTTTAAAACTATCTGATATCTGCATTACAGGATCTACGTAGATTTTCATCCTATTATCCTCTAATGTAGCTACAGGTACTTCAACCCAAGGTATATTGTTGTATGTCTGTTTAAACAGGTTAGCATTCTAATGATCTACTATTAAACAATTAGTAGATGAACCTTTAAACATAATTACTGCAGATAATATAGTTACTCTTCTACCTCCATCATGAATATCATCTATTACGAATTCATTATATGTAGAATTATTAGCAAAAATGTTCTCATCAGTACATACTAAAGCATCCAGTTCAGATATACTTTGGAGAGATCCTTCGAAACCCTGTCTTAATACATTGTTCCCACTTATCTTATTACTAATTATCTCATTTTGAGCCTAATTAAGAAAGATATCTATTTCCTCAGGTAAGAATGCAGGTGAGCCACCATAGGCAACTCCCTGAGCATTCTTATCTAGGATAACTTTAAACTAAATATGTGCAGTACGGTTATTCATTACTTGGACTTGATTTCATTTAAAATAGCCATCTTGATATCATTATTCTTCTTGTCCTTTAAATAAGCAATTACGTCTTCCAAACCATTACCAATAAGGTCTGTACCAAAGTAATATTGAGCTCTATTCTTTCTAATGATATTCTTAGCAATAGCTTCTTCAATCACAAAGTTAATTTCTTTATTAGGGTTTTCTACCCATTTCATAATAAACTTCTTTGGTGATTCTTCAATCTGTTCTGTCAACTTAGCTTCAATCAGTTCATTTGACATAGTATCAGATTTAATACCATAAAGTCTAAGACATTTACGCATATCTTCAATAGACATCTTATCCATTTCTCTATATGCTTCACGTTTGATCTTGTTGATCTTGTTAGCTTCTTCAGCTTCACTGTCCCTGTTAATCATTACATAATCAGTAGCCGGTGTGATCTTATTTAATCCGTTTGCTACTCTCTTATGTCCTTTAAGGAACAAATATTTTAGTTCGTCTTCAGGTCTATCAGTATCTAGTATAACATCCTTTTTGCCAATCTTAACAGCAAAAGTATCCCAAAATGCACTATTGGGAGCTAGTTTACCTTGTTCGAAACCAATTTCTTTTTCTAATCTTTCTGCATCTTCTGCAGTTAATCCAGTATAAATGTTACCAGATCTAGTCCAGTATGAACTAACATAGTCATAACAGGTGGACCATTTTGTAAGCCCAGTCCATGGGTTTGTTTTAATTATTCTAACGATTACTTCCATAATATTAATATTAGATTATCAAGTTAGGTTAAGGGGTCCGAAGACCCCCTTTATGTTTTTAGTAAGTTATACTTACTCAGCTTCCATGATTAATTCACCACATGCGCGGGGATCTCTAAGCATGATACCCATTTCACCAAGGAAGAATACGGTATAACCGTCCTTACCATTAGATCTAAGAGTACTCTTTGAGTTAGCATAACCAGTTGGAGCAACAGCACCACCAGTGTACCAAGTTACAAACTCACGGTCTTTACGAACTACTTTTACAATATTAGCTTCACCATCACGTCTACCAAGATCAAGGAATGTCATACGATATGATTCCAGAGGTTTCAGTGTGATAGGATGCAACGTACGGTTATAAGTAGTATCATCATACAATGGGAAATACTTCAGAGTAAGTTCGATGCCGTTAAACATCTTATAAGTCTTGAACTGACCACCAAAAGTAAGACTATCGCCAGAACCTGTTACAAATACTGTATCAATCAGATTCATATTGATCATCTTTTCTTTCAATACTCTATCAAATTCTCTCATAC